CTTCTTAACCATGTATTCTGGCTTGTTGCTAACAAACCATTTTGCATCTGCATAAGTTGTAAATTTACGCAATGCAAATCCCTCTTTGTCTACTACAAAATGGCTAAACCTTTTTACTGTTGAAATAATGTTCAATTTGTATCTCTCTGTAATAGGGTAATGGTTTATCTGGACTTAAACTATACAAACTAATTGCTTGTCTTGTTACACCCAATGCTTGCGCCATTTCCCGTCTGTTCTTAAATAATTTTATTGCTTCGTTAAATGTCATAATTGACCTCCTTATGCGACACTATAATTTATTAAAATATTTGTGTCAAGGGGGTTGACTTTATATTTTTTGTATATAAAATGGGTATTGTGTTAATTAATTAGGGAGATATAAATGGCACATACATACGATAGTTGGTTACAAGATTACGATGGTTATATAGAATCATTACCTCGTGCAGACTATGATATTAAGTACGACCAGGATGAAGATGTTTATATGGTCTTTGAAAACAAAATGTATCTTGAATCATTTAATACCGAATCAGATGCAGAAACATACATTAATTATTTATTGGGAGTATAACTATGAGAGAGTTTAATCACTGGTCAGAATCAATTAGAGAAGATAAACGTAAAGATAGAATGGATAAAGTAATATTTGCTTTATTAATTATCGGTGTAGGAGTTGTAACATGGATGATTTAACATACAAAAATACACCATATGTTCATTTGAGCGACATCCAGGCAGATAACGATGCAGCTCTAGCTAAAATACAACAAGAGGAGCAACAACAAATGGAAACTAAAAAAGCACCAAAGTTAAGAACAGTAAATATTAAAGGCAAAGAATATGTTGAGGTGAATGAGCGTATTAAAGCATTTAGAGACATGTATCCAACAGGTTCTATAATGACAGATATTGTATCTAACCAGGATGGTGTATGTGTTATCAAAGCAGTAATTGTAGTTGATAACCAGATTGTTGCTACTGGTCATGCTTATGAAAAAGAAGGCTCTACATTCATTAATAAAACATCTTATGTAGAAAACTGTGAGACATCAGCAATTGGTCGTGCATTAGGTTGTTTTGGTATTGGTATAGATACATCGGTGGCTAGTGTAGAAGAAGTAGCCAATGCTATCAAACAACAAGGTGGAGACCCTTTCTAATGGAACATAATATGGAACAGCGCTCAGAAGCATGGCATCAGCACAGATTAGGTAAGGTTACTGCAAGTAAGGTAACCGATGTGCTTGCCAAAATAAAATCAGGGGAAGCAGCAATGCGCAGAAATTACAAGATGCAACTTGCTACTGAACGATTAACCGGACAAAAAACAGATTCCTATTTTAACCAAGCTATGCAAGATGGTATAGATAGAGAAGATACGGCTCGTGAAATATACGAGATTGTTCGTGATGTTAAAGTAGAACAGGTTGGCTTTATAGACCATCCTACAATTAAAATGGCGGGTGCTAGTCCTGATGGACTGTTGCCTGATGGTGGCATATTAGAAATAAAATGCCCAGTCGAAACCACCCATACAACTAATTTGTTAGAACGTAAGTTGCCTAGTCGATATATCCCACAAGTACAATGGCAGTTGGCTTGTGCGGGAAAAGACTATAAATATGCTAACTTCGTTTCTTACAATCCAAACTTTGAGCCAAAACTACAACTCATGTACGTTGAAGTAGAACGTGATAACGAGTATATAGAAATGCTTGAAGAAGAAGTGTCTATCTTTTTATTAGAGGTAGACGAAGTTATTAACACTCTTAAAGAGTTAAACAAGGAGTAAATTATGAAACAAGTAAATCAAGTCATGATGACCAATGATTACGATATGTTTGAAACAATAGATGGAAACAGAGAAGTCAACAAGATACATTTGCGTAGACTAAAAGAATCTATTAAAGAAAAATATATTACAGTCCCAATCATCGTGAATGAATATAATCAGATTATTGATGGACAACATCGTTTTCAATCTGCTAAAGAACTGGAGATGCCTGTGTATTATATTAAAGTTAATGGTTTAGGTTTAAAAGACGTACATCGTTTAAATACCAATACCAAAAATTGGACTGCTGATGCTTACTTAGATGGATATTGTAAGTTAGGTAAGGAAGATTACATTATGTATCGTAACTTTAAACAAAAGTATGGGTTTGGTCATAACGAAACTAATGCTATATTAACAGCTAGGTCTCGTATGGGCGGTAATCAAAACCAAGCATTTAAAGATGGTACTTTCAAAATCATTAACTATCATCAAGCAGTCACTAATGCTGAAAAAATATGTATGATTAGTAAGTTCTACGATGGCTATAAACGCAGAGCATTTGTTTACGCTATGCTAGATTTATTTGAAAACCCTCAATATAATCATGCAGAGTTTTTAAACAAACTATCTTTCCAATCTGTGAAGTTAGTAGATTGTACAGATGTTCAACAATATCTCATTCTTATAGAGGAGATATACAATTTTAAACGTAATAAACAAACAAAAGTTTATTTTAGATAAGGAGTAATATATGGCAGAATATGATAACAAAAATACATTCGTGTTATTTAAGAATGATAAACAAGGTAACGATAAACGACCTGATTATACAGGAACTTTAGTGTTAGAAGATGGTACAGAAAAACAGTTAGGCGCATGGATTAGAGAATCTAAAAAAGATGGTGCTAAGTTTATGAGCGGAACTGTATCTGAAAAGCGTGAAAGGCAGCAAGAACCAGCTCCGGCACTAGAGGGTGATGATGCGCCATGGTAATGTGATTAGGTTTATACCTAAAGAAAATAGACATATGTTGCCTGGTCATGCAGTGATATTAAATCATGCTAGACGACAAAGTCAGGTAGGATTGTTAAAGGTTGAAATACCTTTTAGGTGGATTAGAAATAATACTGTGATGTACCAAAGATTAATGGGGAACGTTTAATGTTCCCCGTTAAACATTACTTGTTCATTACGTACATCGTTACTTCGAATCCAAATCTTGCTTCAACTGCAACTGGTTTTGTCCACATAATGTTATCCTTTCTATATAGATTTTGTTACAAGTATAATTATACGCTTGTAGCTAAAAAGCAAAGACAATGGAGAATTAGTTTATGGTAAGTAAAATCTTGAGTTATATCGTAGCATTGATTATACTTTTTCTAATCTTTGGTATAGGATTACATTATTATGTATCTGAACCAATAGAATCAAAAGAAGTATTGTGTCACAAGGGTAAACTAATACATAGGATAGATGATGACGGAACTGTGTATATTAGAGTAAAAGGCGTGTCTTGTGTGTTTGAAAGAGGCATGATAATTATAGAGGAGCAATTATGAGTGAAGAAATTACAAAGTATCCAAAGTATTATGTAATTGATGAAGAACGTGGTTTAGAATTGCAGTGGTTACAAGATAACTTAACTAGCCATCTTCAAGGTGGTGAGGCAATTAATATTGGTAATGTCATTAAATACATAGTCAGATATGGTAAAAAAGAACCAGGTGTTGTGGCTAAACGTAGCGATATAAAAAAGATGATTACTTATTTAGTAGAGACTGATAAGAAATTAGAGGTACAAGAAGCTAAAGAAAAAGCATCTATAGTTGCGCCAGATGAGTGGATAGAAGACCCACTGCATGACGAAGATTAAAACATACGGGCAGGTCTGCAATTTGTGTAAACAAAAAGCTAATACCTATGATGCTAAAAAATGGTGGTGTGGTAGAAATTTTGAGGGACATGGAATATGCAAGACCCATTTAAAATCAAAGAACCAACAGTAATTAGTTTTAGCGGTGGTCGTACATCTGCGTACTTGTTATGGCGTGTATTACAATCTAATAATGGATTGCCTGATGATGCAATAGTATGTTTTGCTAATACAGGCAAAGAAGAAGAAGCTACATTACAGTTTGTTAAAGATTGTGAAGATAAATGGAATGTACCAATAACATGGTTAGAATATGTATGGCATGAAGAACCTAGTCAAAGATTTAAAGTAGT